TTATTTACCTTTAGTTTTAAGTTATTTTTCTTTTGAGCTAAAACGTATATTCGTGAGAAAAAAGTAGTATATTTTATTTCTTTAATTTCGAAGTAAGGATATAGTAAATTACGCAAGTGTAGTTTTGTAAAAATATAGTAGTGTTTAGTATGCTTTGCCTTAGTAAAAATATAGTGGTATTTTTCATCGGTATGACTACCACTTATAACATGAAAAGGATTAGTTATATAATGGATAGGATTCCATGCATTATCGGTTTTTAACTCTAAAGTTCCTTTTTCCTTTAAATTAAGATAACATAATAAAATAAATAGTCTAGGATTCTTTAAATGTTCTATGAGATTAAATGCTCTTATATGTTTGATTATAGGTTTTTTATAGATTTTGTAAAAATATATTAAAAATTTCATTGCATCGTATCGCAGAACATACATATCAATTGGATGAATATCAACACAGAGATAATTTCTACATAATCTAGGGCAACCTAAGTTAACATTTTCTATTTCGGTTATTTTATTCGAGAAAATCTTATTAAAATTAAGTAAATCCATGTAATTATAATAGGTATGTGATAATATAAAATTTCCAATAAATTCGTTAAGTAATCATAGTAATACTTCGTTTGACCTATATCGATAAATAAGGTTATCTTAAAATTGAATAAGAAAACCCATACTAGTAAATACATTACCCAAAACAGAATATAAATTAAAAATAGCTTTTTGATTAAAATACGTTTTGTTGCTAGAACGTTAGCTAACATTAATAAACTAAGTAATAATGAGAAAAACACTAAAGCATCAAACGGTTTATGATTAATAACATAAATAACATTATTCATGTAGTAAGTCAAATAAAAAACATTGAAAATTAATTCCCCTATAGCAATAAAACCGAATACATTGAATAGAGCAATTATCGGATTATACTCTAATGTAAGACAAACTGCTAATAAAATGAACATTAGAGCATTAGCGATATGCAAACCATATATATTATGTCTTAGAAATATGTAATCCGTAATTAAGTTAGGGAAAAATGAGTATAAAGTATAACCTAATGCTTCAAAGTATAATGTTAGAAAAAATAATTTACTTTTAGCTAGCAATTTTCAATTTATATAGTAATGTAATAAATTGAATCACTAATAGAAAACTAGTTATTATTACGAAATGTTGAAAGTCTAGTATAATAGTAGGCCCTTCAACAACTGTATTATCTAATCCTATTAATGCAAAGAAAAACAAAAAATTGAACAATCCTATAATTGGTATTTTAAAGAGACTTATTAGTAAAAAAACCAAATATAACACAATATAAACAAAAAATATTGTTATATCCATTATTTACCTAGTAGTTTATTTAATAGCTTTTCTTCTTTTTCCTTTTCGGTTATTTCTGAACTATATAAACTATTAATTGCCTTAATATACTCATTTCTTGATTTTCTTTTAAAAGAAATCATATTAACTCTAAACCAAAATAGGAATGTTTTAAGTAAACTACTACTTTGCTTTAATCCTTTTTGTTCTAGATATTCCCCTAAACTATCTAAAATTGACATTACCAAAGGATTAGAAATTTCAGTCTTTAATTCAATGTTCTTATCGTTTATTAATTCACTTATTAGCTTACTAAATTCATTTTCATCGTTTTTCTTCAATTCTGAGATAAATTGTTCTAATTCCATATAATAAAAATAAAAAACTTGAATATATTACTTTAATTCTTCAATGATTTCATACGTGTTGTATAATGAATATAATTCCTTAACGATAAAATTAGGAATTATAAACTCTGAATCGTTTTCTAATATATAGTAATGAAAATTATCATCACTATCTTTACCTAAAGCAATTATATTAAAATTTGTCAAATCTCTTATTCGCAAATCTATACTGCTTCTGAGTTGAGAAGCATAAATAATATCTACTTTTCTTTTCCTTGATTGAAATACAATATGCGAAATGTCTATATTCCTTTTTCTCATACTTCTTCTAGAATCCATTTCTAAGTATAATTCATCGATACATACTAGTGATTTTTGTTCATAATTCATTGATAATAATTCATTAAGACTAAGAGTCTTTATATTTGGTATATTTACTCTAAAATTTGCAAATTTGTTTGTGTATTCTAAATATTTTAGAAAAAAGACTAAAAGTAGAGTTTTACCTTTGCCAAAATCTCCGAATATTCCAATAAGCATACACTATAATAACAAATCAAGAATTAATTTGGTAATTGTTTGAGCATGCTGAGAAATACCTATCATATAACCGATAAATGCTCCGATAATAATACCTAAAATAATGAGAATAATATTCTCTATGTTAAATAACCCAAATTTGCCTATTAAATTTCTGAATAATCTTATATTTACTAAATTATCAAGTTCTATAGAATTTATTTGAGAAGGTATTTGTTTTAAATTATAAATAGGATTCGGATTATCTATTTCGTATAAATAAAAAAATGTATTCTTTTTCCTATAAATAAACATTTCAGGCTTTATAGTAAAAGTTCTACTTTTAAAACTAAAAGTATCTTTTCGCAAGTCAATTTTCTTTACTTTTAAAAGCTCATATTGGTTAGGATTTAATTCTACTGTTATTAAAGCTTTACCCTTCATATTAAAAATTAGAAAAAAGGATTATATTAGTTTTTTCAATTCTCTTCTGAGTAAGAAAAAAATGTTTTCATAAGTTTTACTCAAATAACTTAGAATGTTCTTCGCAAAGATACCATTTCATTTTTTCGTTCTTATCTTCATCATATAAATAAACTTTGTATTTTGCTAATCTAAGGCAATTTCTATAATCACATACATGCATTAAATCTTTTTTGTAAAAATTCCTTTTACTGTAATATAGTTTTATGAGTTTACTCATATTTTATTTCCTCTACTCTTTGCCTTAAATTATTTATTGTAATTATTAAATGTTTTAATTCTTTTTCAATATATTCAAGTATTTCTTCTCTATTTTCAGAACTATCTATTATTTGATATCTAACATGTATTTCGATAGTATCTAGTTCTTCATATAGCTTTGTTAAATTTACACGTATATTTTTGAAGATTTCTTCTACTTTTTCCATACTAAAAAAATATTTAAAAATAGTATATAAACTACTGAGTAAACCTTCTTATAACGTAAAACACTGCTATTAAAAAGAAGAATATAAATGAAGCATATATAAGAAAATTAACATCGAGAGCTGTATTAATTGGAACATAAACCGTTTGGTTTTGATAAACTATTTGCGTTTGATAAACGTATTCGATTGGAGCTGTAGAACTAATTTGATTAGGATTACAATTTCCGCTAGATATACATACATAGTAAAATCCACTTGCATAACTAAAAGAAGCTGTATAAATGTTAGCATTCGGATAGTATGAAGTTAAATACTGACCGCTTGTAGTGTATATACTTACGTTATAATTACCTAAACCTGCTATCGCGAATGAAGTATAATTGTCAATAGCTAAAACCATTCTAGATTTAAAATATGCAGGTAAAATGCTAACGTTTGCTCCTTTTGAAGCTTGAAAAGGTAAACCTAAACCATTAAGTATTGTCTCTAAATTAGGAACTAATATACCTAACACATTTGGATAATTAAATCTAGTTATTTGAGAAGTAATAGTTCCTTTGTTAGTTAAAACTGCATATGTTAAATTATATTCTTGCGTTCCATATGTATTTATTATTAAAGGGAAATTAATTTGTGTAGTATCAAAATATTGTGGATTACTTATCGTTAAACTACCATATTGAGAATTTAAATCTTTTATGGTATAAGTAGTATTCCAAATTGTTTGTAAAAATGTTGTATTATAATAATAATATTTACCATTAGAAAAAACATTAGTTAAAGTAGTATAATAACTATTTATTGTATCCGCTACCACGAATTGATACGATGCTCCAGCAGAAGCAACTGGGCAAAACGCAATACCATTTTCCATACATAACCACAAATATGCCCCTGTGGATAATGTAGTAGGTATTTTTACCCCTGAGACTTTACTCATATTAACCCAAACGTTAAACCCTTCATACAAATAAAATGGATAATTTAGAGTAGTAGTAGATACTAAGCTTACCTGAGCATTAGTTCCATTACCGTTATATTCCCATAAAATAGGAACTAAAAGAGTTTTCGGAGTTAAGTATTGTTCATAATAAACCCATGTGTAATTTGTTGCAGAGTATATAGGTATAGGTATAATTGTGAGTGGTAAAAATATTATTAAAAAAATTATTAATATAGTTATTAAATCCTTCATTTTTTCCTTAATTTATGCAATGTGATAGCTAAATTTATCTTATGTTTTATTCTTGAAGGTAAATTTTTCTTCTTACTTAATTTTTTTAAAAAAGCAATTTTAATTGTTCCATTGCGTTTAAAAGCTTTATTGCCATAATGTTCTTTTAACCATTTTTTCAATGACCCTTTATGCTTTATAGCATGTTGTATCCAATAATCTCTTCTTTTTACCATAAATTTTTTATGTTAAAATACAATATAAATTTAATGACTCCTATACTTTATATCATATTATTTGCAATTGCTTTAGCATTCATGATTAGTTATTTTCTAAAACTTTATACTTATTTACCAATGGCAATTGGAATTTCATTGTTAATCTTTAACGTATGGGATAATTACCTTACTATCTACATTATCGCATTAATCCTAATTTTACTAAATTTTTTAATTAAGAAATCTGAAATTTTTTAACCGAAAGATTTATAAACTATTTTTTTACTAGTCTAATATGCTAGAAAAAATAAAACAATGGATATTTACAAAAAGAAATGCATTTCATGATAAAATAGGGGCAGTAGTTATACTAGCTATAGCGTTATTTGTAGTAGCAATATTGATTCCACCTGCATTACAACAAGTATATACTGCAAATACTTCGGGATGGAACTCAGCTGTAATTACAGTGTTCCAAGTTCTATTGCCTGTATTAGCTATAATTGCAGTAGCTTTGTATTTCTTTAGAGAAGTAAAAACATAATTTTTGGCAAAAGTTTAAAAACAAATAAAACATTTTTTTTGTATATGAAAAAGCTAAAAATAGTCTTTGTTATAGCGTGGATTTTAATATCCATATTTGTATCTTATTACGCTATAGTTAATTTTACATATATACCAATAAATAAAAACAATAACCAAAACGAATATTACGCTACTTTAATTGTTAAAGACTTTAAAACAAATAAAATATTAGTTAAACAAAACGACCCTTTAACAAAGAATTTTTTAATGTTAGTTAAGTATGTAGTAAGTGGTTATTCTACCACGGATAACGTAGCATCGCAAACTATAGTATTAACCACAGGCGTTAGCTATTCAATGCAAACTTTAACAACATATGCGTTCTCTTTAACGAATATAGTTTTAATGGCTCCAAACAATACATTTAACGCTTATGCTGGTCAAGGAATGAATCCTAGAACAATGCTTTTAGGTATTATAAATAATACTGCTAATAAACCTAATGCTTACTATACTCAAAACCAATATGTATTAGCTTATAACGGTATTACGTATTCAGACAATGGAACGGAATCAAGTAATGTATATGTCTCAGTATCTTACACAAACATAACAATGATAAATAACATTCCTTACTTTAATATAACATTCTATACCCCTGCATTATCCCCATCAACAGGCTCTATCTATGGATTTAAACTATATGCTTTTGTTAATGCTTATCAAGTTAACAAAGTAAATGGTCAATATATCTTAACACTGATTGCCCAAATGGAATTAAGAATCGCTACGGATATTTTATCTACTGCATTATCACAAGGCAATCAATATATCGTAATATACTCGTTCCATATATAATGACCAAAAAAAGCAAGTTTAAAGATAAGCTTAGTATAATCGATAAAGAAAATAAAAAAAATAAATATACAAAACTAAAGTATATAACAATAGCGATTTTATTGTTTTTTTCTACTTTAATGTTTATAAAAGCTTTAAGTAATGTTCTTTTATCAATGCCTTTTTATCAATCCATTCTTACATACCAATTAACCAAAGTTTATTTAGTTGAAAACGTATTACCTTATTCTTTTATGAATAAAACCAATGTAGTAAGCAATCCAATATTCCAATTAATACCTAATTATAGCTATTTAGCTGATATAGTTTTGATTACACTAGGTTTAATAATAGGTTTGTTAATGAGAAATTTAAACTATGCGTTATTATTTACCTTTACTTTT